GAATCTTTTCATAGCTCCACCGTTAGCTTTGCCCTTAACTCCTTTCATAGCTCCACCGTTAGCTTTGCCCTTAACTCCTTTCATAGCTCCACCGTTAGCTTTGCCTTTAGTATTTTTGACACCACCACCTATAGCATACATTTTAGTTCTTTTATACATAATTAACCCTTTTTAGTTTTTTTTGTAGTTTTCTTGGCAGGAGCTTTCTTTTTAGGCATATTTAAATAAATACGATCTTCCTTTACTGGCTCATCTGGTCTCACTTTAGCATCCAATCTTGCTTGCAATTTTGGATCAACTGTTGTTTTTTTCTTTGGCATTTTAATCTCCTAACTAAATGTAGTTACTTTTCTTTTTTGTTCCATAACTGCTCCACACCCTTTTGCTATAGAACCACCATTTTTCTTTTTAATTCTGTTCTGTTTAGCCATATTTTTTTCAATAACACCTTCCATAAATTCCTCATAAGAATTTTGTTTACCATCTTGCATACCAAACTTTTTTTCTGACATAATATTATTCTATCTTAATTTATTGGCCATAACAATTCCTTGACCTCGTATTGTTACACGTCCACCTGCTTTTAATTTATTGGAAACCATAATAGGCTTACCTTTTCTATCTGGATTTGGATCTTTTTTTCTTTTACGAGCAACTAACTTAGCTCTATCTGCCTTAGACATGCTTTCAGCTTTTTTTCGTGGCAAACACTTTGGTTTACCTTCAGCTTCTTTTCTACTACCGCAAGATCCTAATATTGAACCATCTGCACCTATTCTTACCCACTCTTCATCTAGCCAACTTTGTAATTGACCTTTACTCATCTTAATCTATCTGACATTACAGCACCTTGTCCTCTAATAGGACCACCTGCAAACTTACCTTTTCTTTTTCCGCCTTTAGCTTTTTTTGCATAGTTAGGATCTTTGCAGTATTTAGATGCAGCTAAATTTGCATAAGCAGAGGGATATACATCAAAAGTTCTTTTTGCCCAAGCCTTACCTTCTGGGCATATTTTTCCTTTACTTTTAGCTTTTTTACTCTTTGTTTTCTTCGCCATAATTTAAACCGTCCAAATGATAGTTTAGCGTAAGCTCCTCGCCAACACTAATTTTTTTTGATGTTATAACGTTATAAACTCTATAATCGTCCCAATCTAACTCCTCACTAAGATAACAATTAGATTGCTCTGAATGATTTAAAAAACCACCAATAGACGTTCTTACATATCCTTGTATGATAGGAATTTTTATGTGTGACATACCTAAATCAAACTCTTCATTAATATCATCTATTGCAAACAATCCAAAACCCTCTATAGGGCTTTTTTGTACCTCAATACAATCAGGTAAGGGTTTGTAATAAAATTTATTGTAAACAGGATACATTACTTAGTTCTACCAAACTTTTTACGTATGGCATCTTTGCCACGTCTAGCAATTTCTGCCTGTCTTGGTTTGCTACTTGCCTTAGCTCTTTGCTCCATAACTGTAAGTATTTGAATTAATCTTGCAAAAGGTTTTTTTGTTTTTTTTACTTTTTTTACTGTATCTCTAGCGTCTTGAACAGTTGCGTATTTTATAGATACGGTATCTTTAGGATTTTCATCAGTATATAAATCAGAATGTTTTTTTGACCCAACTGGCTGGCCTTTTTTTCTAGGTATTCTGCCTTTTTTCTTTGGTTCAGGCATTTTTTTTATGTCTATAACAAACATTCATTTACTTGCTTTTTTTAATTTATTAATTCTTTTTTTTTCGTCAGATAGTATTTTTTCTAATACTTTCACTTGTGCGGCATGTGATTTAGAGGCTTTTTCTAAACCTTTTATTAATTTATCTAATTCTTTAGTGTATCCGCCCATTTAACAATTCCAGTCTCTTCTAGCCCAATAATTTGCACTACACCTATCTGTTGTGCCACCCATTCCTTTACTTCTAGCACAATAAGATTTTTTACGTTTAGGATCATTTTTGTGCATGCCAAGTTTTGCATCACCAAATGTGATACGTTTTACTCTTGATTTTTCGCTGCTACACCCTTTTACAAAGACTACTTTTCTCTTTTTGCCATAACCAGGCTCTCCTTTACGAAGAGCCCTAGGTCTATTAAGAGTTACGGTTTTGCCTTGATACTCTGCCATTCATTAATAGTTTTTGGTTAAAACTAATATGATTGAATATGTATCACCACTAGAGTGACCTACCGTAGTAAAGTCAATATCTCCAGTTTTACCAGAACCAGCATTATTTGGTATGCCTGTAAAAATGTCATAATATTCATCACCTGTACTATCTGAAGGTAATCCTGTTATTAAAACATTAGAAGTAGCGTCAAACTCAATATTAACACCCATACCTCTACAAGCCCAATATATTCTAGATACTGATACTGATGTACAAGTTTCCCCAGCACTATTAGTTGTAAGTGCTGATACATCTACTTTTTTTACAGCAGATTCACCTGTTCCATCTGATACATTAGTAAATTTCAAGACAGCAGTTTTTTCACCATCTTGAATGGTTTGTGAAGTTACTGTATCTGCCATTATTTACTCCTATCTTTCGCAAATTACATTTACGTAATCGATTGTCATAGTTTTAGCTGCTGCTTCACCATTTTGAATACCAAATGATACGGTTAATTCTTCATCATCTGGTAAATTAGTATTTACAACACCTACTGGCTCTGCTTCACCTATAAAGTATGAAACTTGTGAAGTATTTGGATCAATAAAGAAACCAACTGTTACAAAAGTATCATCAGCCAAGGTGGTTACTGCAGTAGTAGTAGTATCTGTGCCGTCTTTTTCAATATGAAAGTCTAGATTAGTATCACCATCATCTTTCATAAAGTAAACACCGTCACTAACTGCTAATGGTGTAGTATCAGTTATTTGCAAACCCATAACAACGTCAGATTGTGTCGCATCACTTACTTTAAATCTAGCTTCAAAAAAAGCTCTTTTACTACTACTTAATTTAAATGACTCACCTTTTAATTGTAAAAAGTCTAAATCATTATCTCCAGCAGCGTTAGTAAGCAATAGTTGGCCACCCGCACCAGAAGTTAAAGCTTCTGTTGCTGAGCCAGTGCCTGCTTCAGTTGTTGTTATTGTAAAGTCACCAGAATTGTAAGTCATAAAATCATTTGCGTATTGATAAAATGACGTACTTGATGGATTTACATGAAACATAGGAAGATCTTTCTTATGTTTTGTTGCTACAGTATTACCTGCATTTAGGATTAAGTTTTGAAAATGTGGATTAGCCATTATGAACTCCTTTACTTGTATTAATGGAAATCGAATCGATCCTCATTAAGCTAATTAATTTAAAACTATCTTGAGTTTACACCCACAATACAAAGTAATCAACAAAAAAAAGGGAGCCGAAGCTCCCTAAAAATTGTAGTTGAGTTAGAAACGCTACAATAAATCGTTCCTTAAGCCCCTTGAGAACCGTAAACGGCTCTAAAGTTTGAATATCCGAAGCTGTAACGCTCTCTAGCTTTGTATCTCATGTTACCAGTGTCAAAATCACCCTCTAGTGATGTTTGCATTGGAGATCTTTCAAAATACTTAAACCCGTCTGGGCAGTCAGTTTTGATGAAATACGCATCAGTATCTGTCAGATAGTTATTTACAACATATCCGTCAGGAAGCATACCAGTATTTCTGATAGCGTTAATATCGTTGTCAGATGTGCCTACTCTCCCTGGAGATTGTAGTAATCTATCAGCAACAAACACTAATTGTGGTGGAATAATTAACTTCATACCTTTTAACGCTATGTTAAGACCTCTATCATCTGTAAATGTAGAGATATTAATTAGTGAGTCTTCAAGTGAAGTTTCATTAAGATCCGCCATAGTGGTAGCTCTGTTTGCTAGTGAACCACCTCCACCTAGAGGGTGATCTGTAGCTACAAGCACTTTACCATCACCACCTGTAACACTAAACGCATTGTTTAGTACTGAAGCAGCTTTGATTTGCTTTGTATTAGCCATAGATCTTGCCAAGGCTTTGG